ATAATATTTAATTATATTATAACATAATTATAGTTTTGTTCGTATATGTCAGGTCTCAAGCAACCTGAAAAAGCACTGAGAGCTTACCATCAGTACCGGGTCATGGGCAAAAAAAAATTGAGCGCGTTATTTATGCAGGGCCCAATAAATGGCATCAGACAATAATTTACCTTGCTTTGTCTCCGTAAGAACATGTAGCAACTCATCGCCGATCAATATTACACCGCGGCCAGTAAAAAATAATTTAACCCATTCTGGATTCCGCTGGATAGTTCTTTCGACTACGATTTGATCATGGCCACTTAATTCATCCTTATTGAAATACCAGGTCATCAAAACATGCGCACCAAATAATATCTCCATTGTCCTCCTCAAGCCTTCCACGCGGTTTTTGCCAGGTAATGATGTGAAGTCCCAAAACTTTTTACCGGTCCCCGGGTGTATTATGCATTTATATACTTTATAATAATATTATAGAATAGGAAAAGCAAGATTACTAATAGAAAGGACAATAGGCAATGACATGTATAGTTTGTTCGCATCCTAAACGTTATGAAATTGAGCAGAAATTACTGTGTCGTAATTCCGAAGATAAAGCCATACCTATAGAGGCTATTGCTAAGGAATATGGTCTAAAGACTATAGATTTACAAGTGCATGCTTTAATGCACAATACAATGGTTTCTGAGAGTGAAGATGTAAAGCCTATGACATTAGTCGCCTCTATAAAATACAAAGAAGGCGAATACATTAGACAAGTTATTAATGATTATCAGCTTACCATGAGTGTTCTTGGTGGTGAAATTCGTGCTATTATAAAAAATAATTCCGACGATAATCCTACACTATCAAGGTTGTCGAAGCCGGTGGTTGATTTGTATCTTGGCCTTGGAACTGAAATACGTGGGTCAGTTGATTTGCTAAATAAAATGAATGGTGCGGTGAATGGCGATGCGAATCCGGCTTTGGAGGGCTTGAAGAGTTTAGTAAATGCGATACAGTCCTCAGGTGGTTCGGATGATAGTATTTAAGAAATTTAGTACTAAGGCGCTTGACTTTATTAAGAACTCCACTGCGCGTATAAATATAGCACATGGATCCGTTAGATCATCAAAGACTGTTAATTGTACAGTGCGTTGGATAACATTTATTATAAATGGTCCGCAAGGCGATCTTGTAATGGTAGGTAAGACAATTGCAACATTACAACGTAACGTTTTAAATGATATAAGAGATCTTGTGGGGGAAAAGAATTTTCATTGGGTTAATAGACAGCAAGGTGAACTTTTATTGTTTGGTCGTAGAGTATATTGTATGGGAGCTACAAACGAGGGTGCAGAAGCAAAGATTCGTGGAGCAACTATAGCTGGTGCATATTGCGATGAAGCGAATCTCTATCCTGAAAGTTTCTTTGCACAGTTAATGGCTCGTATGTCCGTGGAAGGTGCTAGTTGCTTTTGTAACTGTAATCCGGATTCACCGTATCATTGGTTTTATACAGGGTACATAATGAATGCGGGTATTGTAAATAAAAAAGTTTGGCATTTTACAATGGATGATAATCCAAACTTACCTACCGAGTATATGGAATCATTAAAGCAAATGTACTTTGGTGTATTCTATAAAAGGTACATACTTGGATTGTGGGTAATCGCAGAAGGTATGATCTATGACATGTTTAAGGTAGATGATCATGTAAAAGCATTGCCGATACCTACATATAAGAATAAGGATGAATTGGTTTTAAGATATGGTAATGATATATTAAATGATCCGGTGATTGCATTTATAGTTGGATGCGACTACGGAACATCCACAGTTATGAGTTGGTCGCTTATGGCATGTTTTAGAAGTGGTAGAATGTATAAGCGTGCTGAATATTATTACGACGTATCTAAACAGACAGTACCAACACAAAAAACCGATGGTGAGTTTTTAATTGATTTTCAAAATTGGTTAGCTGGGTTTCCAGAGATAGATGATTGTGGAGGTGTGCGAATGGTATATGTTGATCCTTCAGCATCATCGTGGAAATTAGAATTGCTGAGGGCGGGTTATATAGTAGCTAATGCCGATAATGATGTTATAAATGGTATTCGTGTTGTTGGTAATATGTTACAAAAGGGTATGTATGTTATAGATCCATCGTGTACAAACACTGTTCAAGAATATAGTTCGTATGCATGGGATGCAACCGCCTCAAGTATGGGAATTGATAGACCGTTGAAGATTCACGACCACGCATGTGATTCAGATAGATACGCAATATACACATATGCAAAAAATAGTTTATCAGGAGTATATTAATGCCAAGTAATGATTCGTTCGACAAATCAATAATGTTACACGATTTATCATGGCTTGAAGTGGGTCAGTGCTTCCCGCCGTATAATGAGCGTGCACGTTTGGATACTTATAGAATAAATAGGATGTTATTCCGTACTGATGTACCAGAGGAATATAATACTTATATAAGTAGAATAACACGTGTAATAGGTAATTTCGATAATTTAATATCATTTCCGATTGTATTAGGCTATCCGAAATTAATGACATTAAAAATGGCTGATTTGGTTTGTGGTGAATATCCAAACATAACGGCAAAGACAGAAGGTAGCTCTGACATTTTGGATACAATCCGTGACGATAATGACTTCGATGCCAAGATGTATTCAACAGTAATAGACATAAGCAGGTACGGTGACGCTATATGGCGTTTGTATAAAAGCGGGGAAAAATATACTTTTACCGTATGGGACCCATCCCAATGGTTTCCTGTCGTATCACAAGATGGAACAAACACTGAGATTAAACATGTATTGTGTTGGACAGAAAATCGTGGGGACGAGCTTAATCCTGATTGGTATTTAACTGCTCAAATCCATGAGGTAGGTTACTACATTGAAAAAGTCTTCAAATCATCCTCTGTTGATAGACAAATTTTGGCATTAGTGAGCGAAAGAAAAGTACCAACAGGATTAACTGTAAATGCCGTTATGCATATACGTGCTTTTAAAACAACTGACACAGTATATGGTGACGATGATTATATGAACATTGATTCGACAATATCAGAACTTGCTACGCGTGTTGCACAAGTAAGTACTATATTGGACAAACATGCGGATCCTATTTTAACGGGTCCTATTTCACTTTTAAAAGCGGATCCTGTAACAAAGGAACTCACATTTAAGCCGGGTAGATATTTTGCGACTATGCCAGAAGACAAGGAACCAAAATATCTAACATGGGATGGTCAACTTGAAGCATCATTCAAACAAATGGAATTTTTAGTTGATCAACTATATATACTTAGTGAAATGGGTTCAGCATTAGCCGGTGCACGCGATAGTACTTTCCAAGCTGTTAGCGGAGCTGCTATGCGTGCTAAGATGGTTACTCCATTGGCTAAAGCAAGACGTATATCAAATTCGTTGACCATTCATGTAAAAAAATTGCTCTCGATCCTCTCTTCTAAGGGTTATCCTCAAGCCTTTAAGCCGAATGATATATCAGTCGTTTGGTCGGATGGATTACCTAATGATCCAAGAGAATTGCTTGAATTAGCTAAGCTGTCTTGTGGTGAGAACACTGTAATGCCAATAAAGGAAGCAATAATGCGTTATTTGGATATTACAGATAAAGAAGCAGATCAATGGATAAAGGATATTGACAAGCGTGCAGAAGAAATGATGGAACGCGAACAAGCAAATCTTGATGCAAATGATCCAGAACAAAAGAATGCTAGACCTGGGCCTAAGAAAGGTCAAGTTGCATCAACTAAAGGTAGTAAAACAGCTATAACGAATGTAAATCCTGCGAAGCAGAATTAACATATAAATCGTCGACAGACGTTAAATGGGAGGATTTGAATGTCAACATTTTATGACAAACTAAAGAAAGTTTTATCAAAGGATACTTTAGCCTTGGTTGATACGGAAGTTGGTGATGACTTTGATTGGAACGTGATACCGTATGATCGTTTTAAGAAAGTTAACGATGAACGTAAAGAGCTAAGTGCAAAAGTAGCCGAGTACGAACAAAAAGACGAAGGGGACTCATCAAAGAAGTTTACACAAGAGGACATCGACAAAGCTGTAAAAGCTAAAGAAGATGAACTTGCAAAACAGTTTGACGAACAACTTACGTCAATGAAGATCAGGGACGCAGCCCTGTCAAAACTGCGAGATGTAGGTGCACTGGATGCCGAGCTATTATATGATTCACCGAAGTTCTCAAAAGAAAACTTGAAGTTAGATGCCAATGGCGCCCTTGTAGGTATCGACGAGGTAATCAAAACTTGGAAAGAAAGTAAACCTGCGTTGTTCACTGAGAAAGTTCCGGATGGAACTGGTAAAAATGGTGGCAACGATGGTACGGAATTGGGTACATTAGATAAAACTTTAAACAGTATATTTAACTTTGATGTACCTGCAATGCAATAAAATTTATAAGAAAAAGGAGAATGAGAAATGCCACACAATTTAACTAATCTCGTCCAGACAAAAGTTCTTCCTGGATTGTATAAACAATACATCTGGGGTGCACAGACAGCATGGATGGAGAGCAATGTAGCCAAACTTCAGGGAACATATAAAGGTGGAAAAACAATGACCTTCACTGAGTTCTCTGTACAAGGTATGGCAAACTATGATAAGATACTTGGTTATGTAACTGGTTATGCTGATGGTGCAAAAAAAGATTACACCATGCGGGTTGATAGAGGTCGTAGATTCCTTATTGATTATATCGATAATGATGATACAGGTTTTATTCTATCAGTAGCCAATATACTAAAAGAGTATTTTGCAAAATGGGTTATCCCAGAAATAGATTGTTATCGTATCAGTAAGATGTTCTCAATTGTTAGTACAGAAAACCCATCGGGTATCATTGCAACTGACATTGAGAAAGAATCAATAACACTAACTCTTGCTGATGATTTAACAAAACTAAGAGATGCATACGGTGAGGGTGTACAATTTTCAATATTGATGTCCGGATTTACTAGAGATTACTTTGGTAGAGAATGGATACACAATCTTGATTATGTCAATATGAACAATGGCTTAGTTAATACTAAGGTAAAAGCTATTGATGGTAATCCACTTATCGTAATGCCTAGTGCAAGATTAAAGACAGCTTATAACTTCCTTGACGGTACAACAACTGGTCAGGAAGCGGGCGGATTTAGTGTAGCAGCTGGTGCTAAAGACATTAAATGGATTATAGTACCAACAGGCGGACCAATTGCCGTTATGAAACAGGATAAAGTCAGAGTGTTTGGACCAGATGAATATCAGCCTTCAAATTCATGGGCTGTTGATCATCGTGTGTACCATGATCTTTGGATGCTTCCTAATGACTACAATGCAACATTAATCAGAACTGGTGATATTGTTAGCGCTGATGCATAAGAAAAAGAAAGAGGTATAAGTCATGGCATTTGATGAGAATACAGTAATAAAAGCGCCTATACATGATACTAATGAGTTGTATACGGATGCTGAGCTTGCGTCTAATTATGCGGTAACGTATGATAAGACAACGGGCATTGCAACCATAACAGCGAAGAATCTTAGATATCATAAAAATGGAGCTGGCGCAATGGGTTACTGGATTGGTATTGGTGCTGTCATACCTGCTGGAACAGCTTATGAGGATATTATGTATGCGTGGGACGGTGGTACGTTAGCATCCGCAGGAATGACTGCAGCTGACTTCACCGTCGATGATGTTGAATACTTAGGTGCCTATGTTAATGTGGCTAAGGTCACTAATTACAGGCAGCTAAGTTTATCATTTGATGCTGGTGTCACACGTTACGAATATTACTTAAATGTGCGTAATGTAGAGTTGTCATCCACTGTAGTACCAGATACACTTTCTGGCTCGTGGGCAACAGCATACATAGGCACATTGCCCGCAAGTGTACAAACAAAATTTGCTGGTATGCAGGTAGTTGAGAGAATAACAATCGATCCAGACGGAACAAGACCTCTATTATCTAAAGAGGTCGAAATGATACAGAGGTCAAGATGAGTTACAATACAGTTGAAGAAGCTAATACATATATCGATACGCACTATCTACAAACAGATAAAGAGTATCTATACTGGTCTGATTTAGATGACGCCTCTAAGACTGTATTACTCACTAGAGCCTTTGAGAAAATTGAGAGACTTCCTTTCGTTGGCAGAGTATGTGACGTCACACAAACGACATGTTTTCCAAGATATATAAATCAGTCGGTCGTATCAGTCGATGCAATAAAACCGGCTGAAGTAATGGAAGCATTGTCAATTGGTGGTGCCATACCAAATCAGAAGCCAAAGGGATTAAAAAGTTTCACCATAGGCCACGTCTCCGAAACATACAGTACCTCCTCAAGCTCCTCAAGCGATCCGCTGACGGCGATTTGCGACGATGCTGTACGAATACTATTATCATGTTTAATAGGGGGTTATGGTATATGTCGATACTAGAAAAATATGCTAATCAGCTTGTTGAATGTGTAATAGCAGGGGAAGTCGATCAGTACGGTGATCCTGTAGAAGGATCAGTAAAAAAATTCGCATGTAGAAAAGAACCATATGAAAAAGTCATTTTGGGGAAAAATGGTAACGCGTACATTACAAAGACTATGTATTTTATACCATTCGCACAATTGGGTAAAATAAGATTAAAATGTTGGATGGACAAGTTAGACGGTAATTATATTGCTGAAGCAACCACGTTGATTATGCCGGACGGTCGTATAGAAGGATATGAGGTTTTAGTATGACACTTTTAGGAGTACCTGAATATATAGGAACATTATTAGATATATCGTATCCGATAGTTTATAGCAATTTAGGTGCTGAACAAACTGATTGCGTCGCTATTACGTTAAGTACAATTAATGAATCGGATGAAGGACATAAGGCAACAACGTTTTTGGGAAGTTATGAACCTATTATATATCCAACATTACTAATCACTTGTAGGTCTAGTAAGTATTCTACAGCAATGCCTGTATGTACGGATATATGGAATACCTTAGCGCGTGGTGTACATGAAGATAGTGTCGATATAATACCAGTAAATGGTTTTAAGTATGTGGGACGTGATGAAAAGATGTTACACATATTCAGAGCGACATATAAAATAATTTATAAAGGAGAATAATAAAAATGGCAGACAAACCCTTCACTGGTTTAACAGCCAGCGTATCCATAGGATCAACACCGGATGTATTATGTTATATATCAGGTGTCGATCTTACATTAGAAAGAGAGATTATAGAAATTATTGCTTTTGGTGCGGACTATAAAGAGAAAGTACCAGCAATAAAGAATTGGTCAGCATCCGTTGATGGAACAGCTGCTTTTGCAGCCAACAATTCACAAGCGACATTGTACGATGCATTTAATAATAATACTTTACTTGATGTTAAGATAGCATTAAACACAAATACGTACTTCTCTGGAAAAGCATATGTTGAAAATCTTAACATATCAATAGCAGCTGACGACAAAGCAAGCTTGACTTGCGATTTTGCAGGTTCAGGTGCACAGGTATTTACAATACCAACAGCAACACCCTAATATAACCGAGGGCTGGGAGGTGTGCAATCCTCCCACCCTCTCAGCCTGATAAAATAAAAAAAAACATGGAGGATAACATGAACGAAGTAACAATTAGAATTAAGGATCAAGATGTAGCATTGGCAACAACATTACGTGTGGCGTATAATATCCAAAGTAAGTTTGGACATAAGCCGTACATGGAAATATTTGCCGGCATAAATGATTTAGGTGTCGAAAAGCAGATATCAATTTTGTATGAAGCATATAGAATAGCAAATAAAGATGCAGTAACCAAGTTGAGTGAAGTAGAATTTCAAAATGAAATACTTGATACTATGGGCGCTGTTGAATTATCACTATTGCTTACTGAATTGGTTAATAGCATAATGTATGCTGATTTAACACCCGAGGACGTGCAAAGAAAAAAAGAGAAGATCCAGAGGATGAACAAAAAAGTAGATCTTCTGGAACAGGAACTGGAAAGCTAACCTGGATTGATTTGTTTGTATCCGCTGCAAGTTTAGGTATTAAACCAGACGAATTGCTTGATATGGAATTGTGGATGTTTTTAGCATATCAAAAAGGTCAACAAGAAGTTCTAAAACAACAAACAACATTAGCAATTCAAACTGGTTATTATGCTGGATATTACAGCGGTTTTACAAAAGGTAAAAAGAAAAGTCCAGATGAAATAATTCGTGCGATGTTTAAAAAGACATCAAATAGCGAGCCAAAACCATTAGACAAGAATGCAATCGAGAGACTTAAAGCTTTTGAGGAATATCGAAATAAACTAAGGAGTCAGCAATATGAATGATGTTTTTGATAACTTGAAAAAAATTGAAGAGCAGATTAAACAAGTACATGCTAAATTTGGTGCTATTAAAAAATTACCTTCATATACCCAAGAGTTTCAAGATTCAACAAAAGAACTTCTTAAAGTTGCGGACAAACTTAGCAGAAGATTAGATGCTTTTAGGTTGAGAAATGCCGTTGTTGATATGGATGGTACACTTGCTGATTTATATGGCGTTGATAAGTGGTTAGATGATCTTGATAATAAACGTACCAGGCCATATGAAGTAGCAAAACCAATGATGAACATACCAAAGATTAATAAAGCATTACGTGAAATGAATGTTGTTGTCGCAACATGGTTAAGTAAAGTTACCGATGAAACATTTGACAAAGCTGTTATAGTAGCAAAAAAGGGTTGGCTTAAAAAGAACAACTTTAAGTACAATTCTTTTGCACCTATGTCTTATGGTACTAACAAAGGTGATGCAGTAAAGAAAAGAAAATTACTTACAAAGGGATTGTCACTCTTAATCGATGACGATCCCAGAGTAAGGGATTCATGGCAATTGGGACCAAAAATAGACCCAACTAAATTTGATACTTCACAGGTAATAACTGATTATATAAAAACATTTGTTACTTTACAGAATAGCATTGATTCAATAAAAACACATATGAGAAAACAAATCAAAGAAATGCGTGTAGTACCAAAACGTCCTAAGACAACGGGAACTTCACGATATGTCAATGATGATGATGATGATATAAATAAGTCATATAGCTTTACATCGTCGCGTATGCGTAATGATACGCTTTATAATAATAATGCTGGTAGTACATTAAGTAACGATTTAACATCTAATCCCGATAAGCTTATTGATGCCATGTATAGATTATTGCAGGTGCATGATAAAATTATTCCTGTTGTAAATAGTTATAAAGAAGCTTTACAAAATTCGGCTGATCCTATGGAAGCATTGGCTGCTGGTTCCTTTACACAGTGGGATGAAGAATTAAATAGCAGTAAAGATTCTATTATAAAAATGATTGATGTTTTGCAAAAATTGACTACTACAAGTAATGAGGCAACAAAAGCCCGTGCAATAGACGATGCGGCTAATTTATCAAAAATGGCACAACATATGGTTAATAGATATGGTGCTAATAATGATTATACGTTTACAAGTGACAATGATGTAATTGAACTTGCCGAAGTTGCTATTGATCAATTGAATAATTCACTGTCACAAATGACAAGTAATGCAAGTAGTGTGTCCGGTATTTTTGACAGGATGCTTTTTAACAATTTCGAAAATATGTCTGCGCCTTCGGAGTATGGCAAGAGTACTATCTCCTCAAGTATTCCACCTTTTGAAGATGCTGTAAAAAATACAAAAATATTTTCTACTGCTGGTGCCGAATTAGAATTGGTTATGCACGACTTAATACGTAGTATACGTGAATCAGAAATAGCAGGATCTGAGTGGAATACTGTATATCAAACAATTTGTGACACTTTGAATATCATGGGCCCAATAACGCAAGTAGCAGCACGAAGAATGTTTAAGATGTCCAATTATGTTGGTGATACTAACATTACACCAGAGGATTTATCAACACCCGAAACAAAAGCTGAATACATTAAGCTCGTTGCAAAAGCATATATGGAATTATATCAGCGTATATTAGCTTTAAAACATATAATTTTTACTGGTGCAACTTGGAAGGGTCTTGATATAAATAGTGTTAATGCACAAGTTGATGCATTAAGACAAAATATTAGTGAGTTAGTTACAGAAGGCGTAAACTTGGGCAACTGGAGATACTTAACAAAAGATGTTAAAAACTATGCCGATAGTATTGTATCAGTAATACCTGCAGTTGAAGATTTGTCAAATAAAATACAGGCTATGCCTTTAACTAAACAATTTAATAGAAAATCAAGTGCGTTTAGAAATGTAAAATCGTATATTGATCCAAATGCTTGGCAACCTATACAAAAGCCAATACCAGATAATATAGTGCAAGAATTAATTGATGATGCTATATTAATGGGGCGTAACGCGGGACAGGGTGTAGCTGTTGGTTTAGATGAAATGTTAGATACTATTGCCGGTGCATCAGGACGTGCAGCAGCAATTATTCCATATACATTTGAAGATTATCTTGATATACATTCACCTTCTAAAGTAATGGAATTGATTGGTAAATTTATTAATGAAGGTTTAGTTAAAGGCCTTGAAAGTAACGAGGAATTACGTAGTGCATTAAATGATATATTATCTGAATTTAAGGATGCATATATTACACGTATGTCTGAGGTTCTTGATGACAAGCAAGCAAATGCCGTTTCAAAAAATTTATTAGGAATAAAGAATGATGTAGTAAAGATGTCTGATATTATATATAGTGCATCTGATGGTCCAGAAAAATTACGTGAGGCATTAGTTTCTATATATAAAGCAAGACTGGTAGTTGACAAAGGTGAATTAAAAACTGACGAATATAAGCAAGCAGCAAAAGATGTTTTAAGAATGAAAGAAGCTCTTGAAGAGGTAGCCAGAGCACAATATGAAGTAGTACTAAATACTATGCGCGCACAAGGCGCTAAAAATAAAAATGTATTTATGTTTAATAAAAACGTCGATGCACGTACTGATATAAGTAATCTTGCAACACTTAAAGCATCACTGTCGAGTATGATACGTGAAGGTATGCGTACGTCTAAATTAACAACAACTTGGGATATTGTTAGAAAAGCTGCAGGACAATTAACAACACAGATTTCTGTAATGAAAACCGCCTTCAACGCGTTACCTACAAATATGCAAGATACAGCTACTGCGCATAATGCAATTAATAGTTTAGTTCAAGATATGGAGACGCTATTAGTAAGTACTGGACGTTTAGAAACATCAGACGATATACAGAATTTTGTTAAACAACTTGGTCAAGTAACAACAAAAGCGACGTTAGCTCGTGTCGCATTAGAAAATATGAATACAAGCACTAAACGTAATCCCAGTGAATTGTTAGGTGCTGTTGAGCAGACAAATGTTGATACGC